TATCGAAAATTCCATCTGATTTTGCATAAAAATTTGATAAATTATATGTTGTATTTGGTTGAACTGGAATAATTGCAGTTTTAACGTTGTTATATCCGCCTTTTGCTTCCAAGCTCCCGCCAACAGTATTTATAAAGAAATCATTATAGTATTCAGTATCTAGTAAAATGCTGCCTGATTTTATATTTTCATTCACATATTTTTTCGCCTGTGTTAGAGGATCATAAGCACTCTTTGTAAGTGTTGTGCCGTTCCACTGGTATGTGCCGTTGTTTGCACCATCGTTTGTGACTTCAATAGCGGTGTTCGCAGGCAATGAAGATTGTGCCGCTTGTGCTAAAGCAAGGGTTGTGTAGGCTTTTCTACCGCCCACATAAGCTGCAAATGTAGTATCTACTTCAGCTTTTGTGTATGTGTTTGATTGAGGCGCTTTAGTAGAGAGTTGTTCATCCACATCCGCTTTGTTGGCTTTTAATGCTACCGCCGCAGTAACTTCTTCACGTGTCATTGTGTTGATTTGTGGAACACTAGCCAAGGTATAAACCTTGCGCCCCAGTCGAGTTTCAACAAGTTTTCCTGGCTCACCGCTGATTACTTCCTCTAAGGTTTGCGCATCTTTTTGAGCATCAATCAACTCTTGTTTGGTGATAACTGAATCAGCCATGCTTCTCTCCGGCATTAAAAAACCACCCGAAGGTGGCTGTTAAATCAAATATATGTATGGTCTTTTTCGTAGTAACGCACATCGTAATTGATGCAGGTTAGTTTATTCGTCATCTGATCATTTGGTGACATTTCTGTCAGCATGAAAGCCTGTGTAGCTGTCTGGGATGAATCGACAACTGCATACAAGGTTTTGACATATCTATCCGGGTCAATCACCAGTGGTAAACGTGGTGACTCGGTTAGAATAATTTCATTGGTCATTTCCCCAGGGTGACACATAATTGATTGTGTTGATCCATCTGAAAGCTGTAAGAAGCAGTAATAATCCACCCCATCTTTAAACTCTACATTCTGAGATAAAGTTAAGGCAAAACCATTCTGACTAACCACCTCTCCATCTTGGGTTGTAATCACCGTATTATCAGCAACCAAGACACGATCATTACGCATAAGCAATTCACTTTCATCCAATGCATCAAAATCAACCGATACGCGTTGGTACTGAAGCTTATTCCACTCCCGCCATGCACGCGTCTTTGCTACAGCAGCATTGCGAATACCCGAAGTCGTAATCTCTAAAGGATTGGTTGCAGAACTGTCCTCTGTAACTTCACCTGTAGCCGAGTTATAGCTCAGATAATAGTTCACTCGCTCATCATCATCTGGATCAGTGTATTCAAGCTTAATCCCGTCATAATCTTTTTGGATGCCAAAGGTATAAGTTCGCTTCTCAGATTGAGGTACTTTATTGCGATGATTAAAAAGCAAGACCGAAGTCTCTTGAGGTTGCTCAAATCGCATTCTCAACTTATTGCCATAGCGGTAGCATTCTGAAAAACATGCACTGGCCACCATCCCCGCCTGCTCTTCAAATGATAATTCAGCATCATCTAGTGTATAGCTAAATTCTGCTGGATCACTTGAGTTGAAATAGGTTTTTATGGCAGTAATTTCCGCCTTAATTTGTTCAATATCTATTTCATTAATTGAGCGCCGCCCTACATAAGGGTCTAAAGCAAGATTAATCAAAGCCTGACCAGCATCTTTTGTTGCAACTAGATCACCAGTACCATCTACAGCCAATTTGCGTGTAACCAGCATATTTAACTTACGCTCTTTCATTGTTAAGGCGCCATCTGTAGCAACCTGGCGAGCGCGCACCATAGTGACACCTGGATATGTATCTTTGTCATACTCATGGTAAAGATACACGTCTTTAACTTTGATTTCGTGAACTGGATTCATGCCAGGCTGATAATAAGATTTGCACAATCGAAACCGAATATTGCCAGTTTGCGGCAACTCCATGGTTTTGGTAATGCCAAAACTATCTCGACTAGTAACATCGTGATGCCAAATAATCTCAGTAGTATCGGTTAAGCGGTTCCCATTACGATCAATCATATAATATTGCATAGTAATATTGACTGCTTCAGATGCCGTTTTACCCTCACTTGTTACGTTGTATAAGCCGTTCGGGAAGTACAAATTAAAATTACAATGCGTTGCATCTTCGAGATAAACATCGAACCACCCCACCCACTGACTGCTTACCAGAGATAAAGAAACATTGCTTGTTTGGCCTAGTGTGCTTCCACCGTAAAGCGTGTCTAATTTATTCCAATCACTATTTATAATGCTTGCGTTTGCAAGGGTAATTGTTCGCTGTGTAACACTACTGACTGAATATGTATTATCAAGATTAATACTGCTATCACTTTTTGTTAATGTGATTCCCGCTGTGATTGTATATCCGGCAACATCAATAACGTAGTTCCAGTTGTAATTAACCTGTTTGGGAGATTTTAATTGGATTACATAATCAAAATAACCCACCTCAATGGAATTCGTGCGCGCTACACTAGTAACCTCATAATCCCCTGACAAATCGCGAACTTCACCAGCTTCAGTGAATAATGCACCCGTTAAAGTTAAACCCTTATACGAGTTGTAATCAATAACATCATCAATAGTCGTTAATTTGATTGTAAAATCAGAATGTGCTTTGCAAGTTCCTGATAATACAAAATCAGATAACCCGTATTGAGCGCCACTAATGATAATCCCATCGCCAACCTTAAAATACTCGTCTAAATTGAATAATGAGCTTGTATTGTTGATTACACCACCCGATGTGAAAAATATTGTTTTATCTTCATTAATTTGGAGTCGGTCTGCTTTTTTTAATGATTGCCCATTGATTGAAGAGGATTTCTTTACTAAAAACGGAAGTTCAGTAAATGCTACACCTGTTTTATATGTTGTTTCAGATCCAATGATCGACATACCAGGATCATAGACAGACACAGACATGCCATCAACACCTTCTGCCGCAGTATCCGCATCTTTGACGTCTGTAATGTCGTAATACCCACGCCCAACACACATTAACGCCTCTTCAACTTCTCGGCCACTATCATTGTAAAAACTATATGTAACTGCTGCTAAGTCCGGGTATGCTCTAACCATCCCAAAAATATCAGGAATTCTTCCTTTTAGTCGCGCTGAATTTGATCGACCTTGCAATTCATTATTTGTTGACCCTTGTTGCTGCCCTTGTGGTTTTGGCATGGTCATAATACTGTAGACGCTATAAATCGCCATGATTGCAACTACGGCATAATAGATGAGTTGCAGCCATCCACCATACACCACTACATAGAATGTCCCCTCCAGTTGCTGCAGCTTTTCAATATCTGCTTCTGATCGAGGTGTGACGTCCTGACTTTCAGCAACTGAACCATGGTAAATCTTGGCAAATTCAGGGAAGACCTCAAACTGTTGCTTTAAATATGCACAAACATCATCAACTTGTTCCGTCGTCCATGTTGTTTGGTCATATGGGTCACGACAAATAATAACGGTCTTTTTCATTTGTAAAATCTCGGCTGTTGAAAACCACCTTGCACAATTTCTAAATGAACGTAATGCACCCCTTTAGAGGTTAAATGCAATAATTTACCCTCAAAAAAAATGCCGACATGGGAGTCAGCATTTTTTCGGTTGAATAGGGCTATACATGGACTTTCAGGTGTGTCAATTGGAATAAAAGAGCCAGTCCCATTTAGAAAGCTCTGTAGTCTTTGTGACAGATCCTCGCCTGTAATGTGCTGCCAAACCTCGCAAGCAAATTCATTGCAGGTATAAGTTTTAGTCCAAGTGCGATCTAAAAATTGATCTAAGTTCATTAAATCCCTCTCAACAATGGAAAGTCTTCCAAGGTATAAACTCGACCCGTTTTCACACTATTTAGCTCTGGTGCTTGAGCCTCAAATGTTGCCAGTCCTGAGCCATCTTTGGATAAACTTGCGATTTCAAGTTTTTGCATGGTCATCAATGGCGACGTTAAGTCTTGGTCATTAAACAATTTAAACACCACGGATGGGCGCTCATTCGTCTCCATTGCCAATAGAATTTTTTTAAAAAAACTATCATCCATATCAGCAAGCGTAATAGATAATGTCTGCTCCAAATCATTACTGACATTGTTTCGCTTGATTGACATGGGTTGATACTCGTAGTGAAGCCCTTCAGCAATGACACCATTCGTATCATTTTTAACAAATCGTGTTGGCTCGGTGAATGTAGAATGCGTGATTTCTAAACACTCTAAAATGACAGCTCCACCATGGTTGTTTAAAAAGAATGAAGTGTAATCACCCATCAAAACCTCCTATTGCATTTGGTAAATCTTCATTCACAAGTTCTTCAAGTGGTTGCATTAGATCCGAAAAACTACCACCCTCATTGCCTACGCCAACCAAAAGATCATCCATGTCATCACTGGTGGAAAGTGGCTTAACAATCAAAGTTGCAGAGACTGAAAACAAGTTCCCATTTTTCTCTGTGAGCGATGGGCTACCATCAAAAAAAGCCTCATATGGCTCAACAACTCCATTATCGACACACAGGTCAATCAGAAATGGTTGATTTGGATTTCTTGCCCAAACACGGTAAAAGGCCATGAGATACTGGTATCCATTTGCATTCACAGTCCACGAAACATTTCCGCTATGCACGGTTCCTTTTAGCGCTCTACGGAATCGTGGTGCTCCACCATCCAACACTTGAGCAATAACACCATTTCCAATGTTGGCGCTGTACCCAGCTTGGAGAACACAACGCTGCATTGTATTTAAGGTCATTATCTTCTCCGGCTTGCTGTAGTGTTTTGACCAACAGCTTTTGAAATTCGGCTATTCGGTCTAGCCATGGATTGCGCTACAAACTGCTCAACCTCATCAATCGTCACGTAAGTTTTTCCATCGCTACCTTTGGTTGCAGTAACGTTGTTTGAACCATTGTTATTAATGATGATGTCGCCATTTGAGGAGTTGGATGAATTTTTTAAGTAGTTTTTCAAATCACTATTTGTCCGACTATCAACAACACGTTCACCCTTATCCAAAAGCCATGTGCCTTCTTTCGGGATGTTGTCGATACCATCGTGGGCCATGCCAACTGGACTTACAGCGGAAATTGCGGCTTGAAGCACACCTGTTTCCATGGTTGCCATTGCCACAGCGGGTAAATTATACGGGAACGGCGCTGATGCCCACGCTGCTGAAATAGCCGTATATCCATTCATGATTGCTGATGCTAAGTTGAACCCTTTTTGAACACTATAAAGGATTGCATAAGCTGAACTTGATTGGTCAACTAAGCCCATCATCATTCCAGCGAAATCAGAACCATACTGAGTACCATATGACATTTGCATAGCTAAACGCTGCTGTTGATATTCTTCCTCCAAAAAGAGTTTATGCTTTAAAGCCTTATCTAGAAGATCGATATCTTGCTGATAAGGTGATTTCTCTACACCAAAGCGGTTTTGATAATCACCCCAAACCTGTTCGCGCTCTGCATTTTCCTCAACTCCTTGCTGAATGTTTGTCTGTTTGATCAGCGCATTTTTCATCTCAGGCGAATAACTAGCAGTGTTTAGAATTTCTTCACGTACCAATGCATAGTATTCACGAGCGTAGTCACCTGCGGTCATCCAGTTTTGACGGACTTCAAGCAGTTGCTTTTTATCACTCAGCTCTTTTTGTTTCTGAGCTTCCTGATATTCGGCAACGTCTTTCTGATATGCAGCATTTTGCATTTCAGTGTATTTCTTGATTGCAGAATCATCACCTGCAAATGCTAGTTCAATTGCTTTGATTTTTTCCTTATGATCAAAGGTTAACCGCTGATCTTCGGTAAAATAGGTTTGCTGAACAGTCTGTTGATTTTCTAAAGCTTGTTTGCGAACCTCCTCTAGCTCGCCCCAATATTCAGACCAATCTTTAAGATTTGCAGCAGCATCGTTAGCTAAAATACCTGAGCTTTTATTTGATGACCCACCCAGTCCAACAAGCCACTTGTCAACCAAACCAGAGTAGGCGGATGCCTCTTTGGTTTTAGCAGATGACCCAGTAAATCCTTTTGACTTTAGATCTTTAGTTCCTTTAACCCCAGCGTTATATGCGGTTACAGCATCACTCCAGTTCCCAAAAATCTTGAATGACTCGGCTAGGTCCTTAGCCGCCACTTCTGCCGACTTTTTGACATCATATGAATCAGCTACAGAGAGACCATATTGCTTTCGATAAATACCCGTTGTTTGAAATGGTCCAATCGCACCAGTCTGACTTTTTGCATTTACATTCCCTTTGGATTCTTGAGCCATTACAGCAGCAAGCATATTTTCAGGAATACCGTACTTTGAGCCAATGGCATTTAATCCATACCTTGAATTAATTTCTGCAACTTTTTGAAGCATTTTTAGCTCTGCGTTGCTATATGAATACTGCTTCTGGCTTAATTCAATCTGCTTGCGCTTTGCCTCCTCAATTTTCTTTTCAGATTCCTCTCTTGCTTTATTTTGTTGTTGAATCTTAAAACCGTTTTCAAGCTGAATTAACTCATACTTGGTCAGGCGTTTTGCATAATCAAGCCCCGCCTCATCTCGATAATCAGCAACATACTCAGCTTTCTCACGAGACCACCCGAGTGCCATGTTATTTGCGATGTATTGCGCCCGTGCATTTTGTTCTTGGATGCCTGTTAGTGCTGCACGCTGTTTTTGAGTAAGAGTTATCCAAGCTTGTGCTTGGTTATTTGTGCTCACAGTTAATGCATCGCTTTTCTTTGTTAAACTTACTGTCTGACTAGAAAGTGATTCAACAACTTTTTGCTGTGCAGCCATTGAGTTTTTGGCACCTGTTGCAGCAACAGCGTGCTTATCCATGTGTTGTTTGTTTTCTTCGCCTACTGTTGTGAGCGAATTAATACGGTTTGCAAGTGTTTCTGCACTGATTTTTTGATTATCAAATTCTCTAATCCAGTCACGAATAGTGTTTTTAGTGGTTTCATCTTTTGCCACCACTTCCGCAATTGAGCTTGCATAGGCACGTACTTGCTGCTGCGCCTTATTATATGATTCAGTTAAGCCTTTTAGCTCAACCGTTTCCTGATATTTAAATGCACGCTGCTGAGCATCACTTAAATTATTGTATTCAGTGACAAGATCAGCCACCGATTTGCCTTGCTTATCCAATGCTGGTTTAACGTCATCACTAGAATTCTTCATATACAAGAATGCTGCACCTGCTGCAATACCTTGCGCTGCAAGCATTGCCAATCCAACAGGACCACCAAGGAATGCCATAGCACCACGTAAAGCAACCATAGAACCAGTAGCTATAGAACCTGAGCTCCCCAGACCTATTAACCCAGCGCCAGCACGAACAGAGAATGCTGCCAATTGGGCTAGTTGAATGCTTGTTGCAATAACAGTCGGAACCAATTTAACTGCCATTGCAGCTGTTAGTGCAAAAGTAACAGCTTTAACATTGTCCATATTGTCGGCTACTACTTGAACTACTGGAACAACATTGTTTACGAGTGTTGCTTTCAATCCATCCCATTGCAGATTTAACAGCTGCACATTTTCTTTTGCCAGCGCCAAGGTCTCAATCATTTCATCTGACATGATTGCATTTGCACGCTCGGCCGCATCCCCCCACTTCTTAAAACCCTCACCCCCATTTTCCAACAACGGAATAAGCAAGGAAGAGTCCGAAATAATGGCCTCCATATAGAACTTCAGGTCATTTTGAGAGGCACCCACTTTCTGCAAAGAATCGTAGTAAAGTTGAAGTGCTTCTGGTCCTGACAGTTTTTGGAATTGTTGAATGGTTACCCCAACAAGAGGAGCAATATTTTCAAAAAAATCCGCTAAAGGACCACCGCCAGTTTGCTGAAAGTCACCAATACGATCCTGCATATCTTTCATTTTGTCCGCGAAAGACTCCATGCTAATTCCGGCAGTTTCCGCACCTTTTGCGTAAAACTGAAAGTCTCGGACTGAAGTATTAGCAAGTTGGGCGAACTTCTTAATCTCGCTTCCAGTTTGAATGGTTTGATCTGCAAAAGCAGCCATGCCACCAATCGAAACTCCAGCAACCGCAGCACCAAATGCGGTTGCTGCGATACTCGCGACACTAAAGCTATTTGCGATATTTTTACTTGAGCTTTTGGCTTGGCGCTCAGCCTGTGTCATTGGGCCCGTAAAATTGCCAATTTTTGTGACCAAATCTAGGGTTAGTCTACCCAATGATGCTGTTGCCATAGCTTTTCCTCAGGCAATAAAAAACCCCGCAAATGCAGGGTTTGTTGATGTTTAATATTTACTTAAAGACCACGTGAATCCTTTATTGTCTTTTCTGAATAACATGCATCACTGTTAGAAAGTTCATAGGCTAAAGTAATGTATCCAGAATTTAAATTTTTAGCTTTTGCCTTTAGCATAATATTTTTTACACCATTAGTTTCCAATGGCCCCCATGCTACTGCTAAAATACGCTCTTCTTTAAGTAAGCTCATTGTCCATTCATTTGAGTCTTTCCAAATACTACCGCTTCTTAGGAAATTAAAATCACCCTCAGGTTTCCCGTACTTGGAGATTAGTGACTCTTTTGTGCTCGAAAACTCATCTCTAATTGCATCACCATAAACGCTAGTAGCAATAGGCTTTCCAAAACCTATTACCTTGCAAAGCCCATTTTGCGGTGTTATAACCATTAAATAGTCTGCAAATCCTGCGTATGGAATAGGTACCTTTTTAAAAGAATAAGAATTATCCCCAAGCTTTTCTGGCTGCCCACTAACTTTGATTACATCAGCCAACGACATCCCAACTTTAAGCCCAAACGGAGCATCTGCGAAAGCATTAGTTGTTAATAGTGCTAAGGTAAATAGTATTTTTTTCATGCGAATGCCCTCTTATAAGTAAATATAAGATACTAATTTATAGTACAAAAAGAAACCCACCGAAGTGGGTCTGTGTTTATTTGCGCTTGTAATCTAATGCCATGCGTTCAGCACAACTTAGATGCCATTGATAATATTCAGATCTCTCACGCTGTCTTTTTAAATCATCTTTATCTATAAAGTGGAATGCAAACATCGCTCCATCAGTAAAATGATCATGTACAGCCGCAGCCATATTGGGGCTAAGTGCTCTAAGTGGCTCACCAAACTGCCTCCACCACTCTCGAATCCAAAGCATATGCCATGCTAAACCTTGAACATTATTGTGATAATTTTTATCTATTTGAATTAAATTATCTTGCTTAGTTGAAACCTTAGCCTTTAACTCCATTGTTTCCAGATAATGCACCGCCTCGGAAAAATGAATTGCCAAAAGCTCTGCATAACGTGGAATTTTAAAGTGTCGATTATGACGCGCCCACATTTCAGCAAAGATTTTACGTTCACCCTGTGATCGACGAGCCACAATTTCATGAAGCAAGGCTTGTTGTTCTGGTGAAATGGATTGGCGACTTTCAAGCTGCTTGGTAACAACTTCACGATCCAAAACATCCAAAACCCATTTGCGGAATTGTTTGGCGATTGCTGTCTTAGAGAACATTGCGATTAAGTGAGCACCGCGTAAGCTGAAAATCCGCAGCCTCAAATTGAGGCTCTGGGGATTATCAATGACTTGCGTCATAGATTGATTAAATTCATCCTGATTGCGCTCATAAACCTGAGTTACAGCATTTGCCTTTGCATATCCTAATGCCCTAGCAAGTTCGCCGGCGGTCAACCAAATCTGGCCATCTCGCTCTACTGGTGAAAAATTTACTTCGTTAAAACTTAATGCTAAACTAGACATGTGTTTACATCCTTAAGTGATGGCAACTGAACCTTGCGAAATGTGGTAGTGGAGCAAGGTTTTTTTGTGCCTGTTAATTTCATGCTTTCGCACTCTCTTGTTGTTTCAATTTAAGCTTCTCTAGATTCGTCACAATAAAGTTATTTAGAGAACGCCCATCTTTTTTAGCCTCTTCAGCCAAAAAAACCTTTAAATCTGTTGGCAATCGCAAATTGTATTGCTCATTTTTGTGTCCACTTCCCATGATTATCTCCTATGGGGTCTAGTTGATATGATTAATATAGGGTCTAGTAGACATATTGTCAATACCATCTAGACCCCATATAATCAATTTTATGAGTAAATATCTTGGCATCGCCTACAACCTCCGCTTACCACCTGAATTGAAAGAAAAAATTCAGGAGTCTGCAAAACAGTTAAACCGCTCCATGAATGCGGATATAGTTGCTCGTCTTGAAGAAAGCTTTAAACACGATGCTGGAAGCATTGCGGACTACGAAAAAACAGTCCAAAAAATGCTCTTTAATGTAATGGCTAACTTACATAAAGAGGGTGTTCAAATGGAAGTTATAGATGAAGCTATGGATAAAGCTATTAATAACATTGATTGCGAGAATGAGAAGAAACCAACCTAAGTTGATTCCTTACTCGCCACCGTATGCCTGCATCATGTATTCCTCAAGCGACAATTCCTGTGGCTGATCTTCATGCGGCATAAATGACTGTGCTTTCACGTCTTTGGCACCCTTAGAGCCTAAGTATGTAGCCATTAAATTACCAAAGCCTTGCTCAATGCGACGACCAACAAAAAGAGAGCCTCGCTTTTGGCGAAAGGCTCTCCAGATTAAATACTCTTGGCGAGTTATTCTTTGTTTGGCTTCAGCAATTGTTCTTCCTCCAATTCCGTTGATGACGAGTTCACACCACCCTTCTTCTTCTTCGCTAAGATCCAATTCTTTCCCGCAAAATCTAAAACCTCGTCAGCAGCGGCATACATAGCCTCAATTACCTCAGTTGAAACCGAGCCAGTTTCTGAAAGTTTTGGAAAAAACTTTGTATCTTCATCTTCGTGTACAACCAAAAATACTAAAGCTTTTTTTAATTGATCCAGTGTAAGGTCTTGCTTGTTTTTAAGCTTCCAAACATCTGAAGCATTAACAATCTCATCATGTGATGCAATCTTAATAAGGATTTCACCACCGACTTCAGCGCCATCTTTATCGCGGAACTGAATTGTTTTTTCAACAAAACTACCTACACCAATCACCTGCTTGGTTGCTGTTAATGTTAATTTAGCCATTATGGAGTCACCACTCGTGGAGTTGTTACGATTGCTGAAGTACGAACAAGTGTGAATGTATAACCAACTAAAGCATCTTGCTCAATCGTTGGTGCGGCTGGGTTGATATAGCCTTCAAATGACCACCAGATGCGATCTTCTGGCAGGTCGATACCTGCAACAGCCTCATAAGTTGGTGGTGTCTTAGAGTGACTTGATCCCACATACCATTTAACTTTATCGCCTGAATCAGCAAGCGCAATTAGTTTTAAATGGCTTGTGTTTGTATCGTCAAGATCAATTTGAATAGAGCCTTCACCGGGATCACGCAGACCGCGCTCATAGTCTTTAGTGTCCGAATCTAGGCAGGTTGAATCAATCTTTGAGAATGAGTCCTCACCGAATGAAAATGCTTTCGGGCAAGTGAAACGAACCACTGCGCCATCAACTACCGCAAATACTTGTGTACCTTGCGCTTTAACATGTGCCATGAGTAGCTACTCCTCAATTTTAGGCATAAAAAAACCACCTTTCAGTGGCATTGGTTTGGAAATAATTAACCCCACACTTGGCGGGGTTTATGTCTGTGTAAATGAATAAATAAGAACAATGATCATGAGCACCAAAAGGACGTAAAAAGATCTTTTCCAGTACAGCCCTTTTGCCACAATCTCATCTAGGTCTTCATTCCATTTTTTGAGATTTTCATAAGTGGAATCGAGAAATCTACGACTATCCTGAACTTCTTTCCGAAGCTCTTTGTTTTCGTTCCAGTTATCAATAACAATTTGCTGTTGGAATTTCATTCGATTAATGACTTCTTCAACAAGTTCTGCATGCGTCATTGCCTCAAGCTCTTGGCGCATTTCGATGTATTCATCTAAATCATCACTCATAGGTCAGCACCGAAATTAAGCAATAGGGTGTTTTTATTAATCCAGTCTTGGCGCTTCTGCTTGTTGATTTTCTTTTCGCGTTTACGCTGGTGCATACCAAGGCTAAAAAGAGTTCCTTTTGCTTTTGATATCTTGTCATCCATATCAATTGCATTCAACTCATCAAAAGCCTTGTGTCTAGCATTTAATTTGCCTATCCAGTGATTCCAAAGCACGTCATCACATTCTTCTTGGTATTTGATGACAGCCTCTTTGCATTCAGGCTTTACTTTGTTTGCACTGATTGAATTAAACCATCCAAATAGTTTTCGCAGTGGAATACAAAGCATCTCCTGAATACCACCACTTGAAGGGATGGTCATTTTGACCATACCCCATCTCGGATTTGAAGCAAGCTTTCTGTGCTGGCTCTTCCAATCCAAGCCCATGCCCTCGACAACCAATTTCATTGGCACGTAAGGCTGATTGTTGTATTCAACAATTGATAATTGAGTATTGTGAAAAAATACAGTCTGCGGTTGCGCTACCATCTTCATAGCATTCTCCTGATCATGCTCAAAAAAAGAAACTGGCAGGCACGTTGAACATGGAAACGTACTTTTCGAACCGTCGTTCTAGCCAGTGGGTTGCCTGAAAACAGGCATAAAAAAACCGCCCAATAAGGACGGTTTAATTAAGTGGTGAAGTTATCTATCCAAAAACCAATTCGCATCAAAGCCACGACCGAAGATATTGGTGTCGGCAATGCGTTCAAAGTGGTTTGGGTGAATATTAGTAACGTAACAATGCGGCTCTAAAGCTTTTCGTATTGCAGCTCGAATATCAGATGCTCTTTTCTGCTGAGTGTCGTAAACCACAATCTGAAATGAAACATGATCAGTATTTGCTGGGCAATCTAAATTGTTTTCAGGATTTGCTGTAACCACCGACCAGACCGCATAGGGATATGGTGTTTTATGCGGTGCAATATCCTCAAATACCCTCAAAGGATTAGTGCCGAGCAGTGCTGTGACTGCTGAAGCCAATTTCAGCGTCGGAACTACGGGTAAAATATTCATAATTTTGCGAGTTCCTTGTCGATTTCTTTATTGAAGTTTTCAGCAAAGCTATTGGTCACGGCTTGGATGTTGTTTTGTAAGGCTGGACGCATAAATGGAGTTGGTGGATTATGCGCAGAGCCAAACTCTAACCAACGCCAGTGCCGAGTGTCGCCACCCGGTGTATTGGGTGGATTCTTATTTGAGAATGACGCACCACCACGCACACCGACACGCATCACCACTTCACTTGGGTTTTGTGTTTTACCCGCAGCAATAGCAATGTTTTTCCAAATCTTTTCGGCTGTTTCTGGATCATCAATCCCTTTTGCACCTGATCGAGCTGCATCACGCACAATTGCCATAGCTTTACGCATGGAACGCCTTGCAGCGTTCTTCATCAAGCGAGGATTGCCAAGTCGTTTCAGCCTTTCTTGAACCTCATCCAATCCTTCAATATTTACTTCTACCGTCATGACCTACTCCAATAATGACAACTCCAGCGTCATGTAAATACGACCATTTTCATTATCAGGTTTGGGCGGTGACACGATCTGGAATGTCTGCTCATCGAATAAAACACGCATACTTGAGTCAATATCATCACGCTTGCGTAGTTTTAGTCGAGCTGTGGTTTGTGATCCGGCAGCCTTAGCATTAATGGAGTCTTTTACTGAAAGAAACTCCAATTTACTCCAAAGCTTTTTGTATTCAGTCCAAGCTTCAGTTTCATAGTTGTATTCATCATAGGTCGTGGTTTTATGCTGAATCGTTACGCGGTGGCATAGTTCGCCTGCACGTTGGGTCATGTCATACCCCCTACAGTTTTCGTGGTGGTGCTTTTGGCTCACCAACTACTTTCTTCTTATGGCAAGACTGATATCCACCACCTAAACGCACATTCTTACAGGCCCAGCACTGGCAGCCCATTAATTTCTTTAGCCACTTCATAAAATCACCTCAAATCGCTGTAGGCTTACGATATGGATAAAGCAGGCTTTGTACCGGCATCGGTAGAAAGTTGCCATTTATCGGCATTTCCTGCTCAGCATTGCGGTACTGGTCCCAATATCCACACAGTAATAAAATTGCCTGATGAATTGCTTTGGGATAATCAGGCTCAAGCTCATCAGTGATATAATTCAACACCACTGAATCTGCTGCATCCAAATAACCCTGAAGCATTAAATCATTTGAATCATCGTCATAGCGCAAATGCTCTTTCAGGGTTTCAAGACTCACAATACTCATTCTTCACCCCATTTCTTTTGCGCTAATTTGAAGTTTTCATGGCTAAATTCACCCGAATGATCTTTTTCACAGTGCCATAATGAGCCTTTATGCGTCACAAACTGACCTGATTTATACTGGTTTTCAGTCTTAAAAACGCCTTGATATTGGCCTTTTTGGTCTGAATTTTCGGTATTTTGAGGCGTATTTGGTGCAGATTTGCCGAAAGGGTCATCCATCTGGTCGCGCTTAGATAATGCTTCAAGCGAATAGTTCTGCTGTTGCATGTAAACCGTGTCACCGCCTTCTAGTGGACCTAAACCAAGCTTTTGACGCGCCTCATTCGGTGTCATGATTGCTGCACCAACACCTTCTTTTAGTCGCTGCATCTGAGACACTGAATCCATGCGGATCAATGTATCCAGATCGAGAAAGGCCTCTAAATTGGCATCTTTAAGACCAAGACTTTCATCAAGCAGGTTTTCACGCGCTTCTATCAGGCTTTGTAAGCAATCCGAATAATAGATTTCATTTAGATCTGAAACTTTCTGACCTGCTGGAATGGTTCCAATACCTAACTTAAATTGTGGTACATGGAAAACAGCACAAATGACTTCGTTGCTCATTCGCATTTGTTCAATCAACTGAGAATCTGCAGCCGAAACGGTAATGGCTTCAAATTTCAGACCATCACCAACTACTGCTGTGCAGCCGGCGTTAGCACCACCATAGTTTTCATTCCATTGCGTTTTGACTTCTTGAGCCTTCTCTTTTGATATAGGTCCGGGAGCCATCAGGATTCCACCTGGTCGACTGTTATTCTTGAAATGCTGACGCTGACTTTTTTGAATCTCCAGCCCATGCCCTGCTGCTACTGCACACGCTGTAATCGGCGATAAGCCCACAAGTGGATGGTAAAAACAATTAATGCGGTCATGAATGATTTCGGATGCCGGCACCACTTCATGCGAAGTCTGATTGAGTCGATCATCATTGAGCTGATAAAAAACATCGCCAGAATCACTAATCAATGGCTTTGTTAGATCAGGGTTTAATACCTTCATGCCAACAACTTTTCCTGAAAAAATATCCCGAATCTTTATCATATACGAGTTGCCACGAAGTAATAATGATGTGGTCCACTGTTCACTGAATTGCTGCCATGTTTGGTAGTGATTTGGCTTCTTTAGAACCTTAAATTGATCTGGAATTTCTTGATCAATCCAAACACCATCTTTCTTCTTCTTCAACAAAATAGGCATCTTGCCAATATCTTGAGAAATCAGTGAAACACAGCTAAAGACTGCGTGGTGTGCCGCCAAATCTTCCCGTGTCAGCTCATCGTTTTTCTGCCAAGCACCAGAATAAGGCTCGTGTACAAATAAAGAAGTCCACCCTTGGTTTGAATGGACACTTTGCAGTGATTTTTTTCCGAAAAGTCTGTCAAAAATGCCCATCTAAACCGCCTTATTTTTGCTCTGTGGTATCTGTTTTGGTCTTGCGAGTCGTCTTTTTCGGATCTTCGTAAGCTTCCGCTACACCCGTTTTAATCAAAATGTTTGCTTCAAATTCGGTAACTTCAAGCACATCACCTGGATTGGCGTTATGCATAACCTTTAAATATTTAATCTTCATAGACTGTTCCTATAGCTAAACAATTGTGATGCTTAGATATAAAAACAGCCCCGATTAAGGAGCTGTTTTTGGTGCATTCAATTTAGATTACGGTGTGGTGTAATCCAGAAATGCCGCTGCGATTGGACGACGTTTCGCCCATGTGATGAATTTCTCAACACGTACCGCAAATTTGTTTTCTTGCCATAAGTAATGAGTCGTACCACCATCAACCAGAGTTGCTTGATCAGAGTAAGACACATCTACACCGCCATCCTGCGCAAGCAAGATTTCAGAGGTTTTAACAAGAATGATCTTGTCGCCAACAGTCTGAGAGGTGATTACAGGGATACCCATCAGTGTGCGAGTGCCACGGAGTGCCATGCCTTCAAAGTAGCTGCGACCCAAAGCATCACGAAGCAGGCTAATCTGAGCAGCACGTGTTTCAGACATGATGAAGTAAGCGCCATCCAGTGAAAGGTTTGCAGTTACAAAACTATTCACTAGAGCAAGCAGGTCGGCTTCATAATTTGCTGCTGTAGTGCCTGTATTTGCTGTTGCTGTCACCCCATTTAAAACACCAGCAGGACGAACCGCTGTGGCAGCACCCGCATCAAGGAAGGTGTTATCAATTAAAGTTTTTGATGCTTCAATCAAGTCGTCACGAACCAAAATATCTACCGCTGGATCAGAACGTCGCATTAATTCCTGTGTGTAAACAGTAATCGCAGCAAGCTTATGCTCTTTAATTTCCACTTCGCTGTAGGTTGGGTTAGTTAATGGCTTGGCCGCACCTTCACCCACCCAAGCAGCAGTGCCGCCTGTTAATTGGCTTGGGATTTTTGAGTTGAACGGTACATTACGGAAGCCTGTAAGTTGGTCAAATACAGTTGCAGCACGGAGCATGTCAACAAATTCACCAACCAAGCGGTTTTCTTGCACTAATGCAGATGCAAAACCAACGTCAGTTGTGGTACCTAGTGTGGCTTTTGTCACTAAGTCCTGAACCTCACCACCAAAGCCCATTTGCTTAGCCATGTCTACTGGTGAAATGAAGTTGCCGTTTTTGGCTGCCAATTGTGAGCATAGCTTTGCACGTGCGTACTGTGCAAAACCAATACCTTTAGGCAGGTTTGATTCCACCTGAATGCGTGGCACTTCTTTTTTACCTTCAGCAGTATTTTTTGCTTGTTCAGAAGTTTCACCAGCCACAGGAGTTGCTGTTTTAGCAGCTTCTTCAGCAGCAGCGATTTGCTTTTTGGTGCGTTCGATATTTACATTTAAAGCAGCAATGTCTTTTTCAATCGCTTGAATTTCAGCTTCAGTGGTTTCATCAGGTGTTGTGCCTGCTTCCGCTGATTTTGATAAAGCTGCTTGCATCGCGGTATTTTTTTCAGCTAATGCTTTCAGTAATTTCGCTAAATATTCTTTCATAGTTTTACTCCACCCTTTGTTGGGCCATTAAGTTTTACGACAACATGTTTTTGCTCAGATGAATCGCCATCTGTTGCGGTTTTCTGAGGTTTTTCGCCCAACGCGGCTTTGTGTTCCTCAAATGCTTTTGAAAATTCTGTAGAGCTTTCGCGGTTGCAAGGAATTGTAACTAGGCTGAGTTCATACCATTCCCATTGGTTAAACTGGATGCCACCACCCTTGATCATTTCAGCCTCATCCCAATTCGGGATAAAGCCAACTGATAAACCTTTAACCAAGTCATATTTCAGCGACTGATACGCCTCATCCACACGGTCTTTCAAGACACCCGGTTCTTCGATTTCAGGGATATGGATTTCGACTTCAATGCCATTAGCTGTGACTTTTGCGCTTGTCACCTGACCAATTGCTTTTGTTGGGTCATGGTGAAATAACAAGGGCATAGGCACTTCAAAATTTGCACCATTAGGGACCATCACATCTTTTGCGCGATCTTGATTTGGTGTGCTGGCGATTCCTTTGAAGGTTCGCTTTTCTTCATCAAGGCTCTTAATTTGGACTGAGCCAAATGTTTTATGTAGAGCAGACATAAGGCTCTCCCAATAAAAAAAGCCCGCGTAATGCGAGCTTTAGAAAGTGAATAAATTAAATAAAGAAGACGTTATATTCTTTTTCGGCTTGTTCTGGATTCATTGACATCAAGGCCACCGCGTTAAACGTGGCAATCAATGGGTCAATCTTCCCAACACCCGATTCCTGTTTGCTGATCATCATGCCGTTACCTTTCACGACTGCACGCGCATTACCAACGCACCAAGTCATTAAGCCTTGGCCTGCATGGTAAAGATTACCCTCAGCAAGTTTTCGTTCTGTGGTGAGGATATAGCCCATCAACTTAAACCCTTGAGCTACTGCAATCATTTTGTCTTCAGGAATACCAGCATCGAGCAAGCCATCTAATAGGCCACCTAGGCCAAGTGGATCGAGTCCAATTTTGTCGAGCTTTCCTGAGTCATATACCTTTTTTGCAATCAATGCGAGCTGGTCAATATCATCACCAACACGATCAACAATGGTCAGACTGCCCTCTTTTTCATAGTCAGCGTACTTTGGCGCATTCTCTTTACGTCTTTCGACTGCGGTTTTGTTGCACCAAGCATGATTCCAGAGCCACCAGATTCGAGAATTTCCCTTTAGCCTACCAAGAGCACTAAACCCCAAAAGATCGTCGAGCCCCCCACCATCCAAACCAAGTGTGATTACGTCTGATTTTTCAATCAATCGATCAAGCGTGATTGTATCTCTGGCTTGTTGCAGCCAATATTCAGCACCAGCCCAGCGGTTGGCTCGGAGGTTTAAGCCAATTGGTACGTTTAAGTGTTTCGCAAGAAAGTCACGCAGTGATTCTTCACCAGCGTCTTTAACCTTCTCAAATTCGTTAATCAGGTAATCCAGATCAACCGATGCGCCCAAGTTTGGATTGGTGACATAGAAGTTTTCAGTCTTTAGATGCTCACCTGCCTCAAGCATCCATTCAGGAAACTCGTAAATCAGCGGCAAGAACTGAGGATTGATCTTAATGCCGTCTCGAATATCACGCGCATAGTCCAGCAACTGCTTAAATACACCGCATGGCGTTTCATCTGACATGGTAGACAGGTAGATCACACAACCTTCGGGCCGTGATGCCAGACCACCTTTTGCTTCACGAAACATCGATTCAGCGTTTGAGCGTTTCCCAAACAACCAAACTTCATCAATCAGGATGATTGAAGCCTTTTTACCTGCAGCAGCATTACTTTCCGCAGCAATCACTTTTAAGGTCGCATTGGTACCCAAGTGAGTGACTGTTTTGGTGTGCTCAGACACATTGAACATTTCCTGAAGCTCAGGATCGGCTCGAATGAAGTCTCGAATTGGATTAAAACTATTGTCCGCGACCTCTTTTGTGGGCGCCAACAGAATAAGCTCAGCCGACATACGATCATTTAAGATCAAGGCCACCATCATGATTCCGGCTGCAATCGTCGACTTGGTGTTTTTCTTGGAGATCAGCAGGAAGAATTCACGGATTAAACGCTTCTTCTGTTCTGGGTCATAAGCACCAAAGATTGCCCGGACAAATTCAATCACCCAATCAAGTGTGACCTCGCCCATTTTTGGACTACCCATCACATCGACCAAGATTAATTCTTTAAAAATCCGCTCTGCTACATCAGCCACTTCTGGAAAAAGTGGTTCACAAGGCATGAGTGACTTTTTAGCGACAATACGTTCCTCCCAGTCTGGGCAGGATGTTGTCCATTCTGGGAGCATTGCTGACATAAATTTAACTCATTAAAAAACCACCCAAAGGTGGCTTAAATTAAAACCGTTTATCTAACTCAGCTTGGTGTAGTTTTTCCTTAAGCAAGTAACCTTCTAACTGCCAGATTTTATTGCGTGCATTTTCATACGCAATTTTTTGCCCGATCAGCTTGTCAAAGTTTTCAGGACTCGCGCATGCAGATTCACCTGTAACTGTGAAACCATTTTCTAAAGTTAAAATACAGATTGTTAAGCAAGGTGTGCCTTTATCTTCTTTCGCAAAATAATCTTCATGTGAAAAAGCTGGAGCCACATCACCACTTAAGTAACGAATAGCTTTAATTTTTGAATCGATATGATCAGGTGTTAGACGTGGAGCATTTAAACCCTTGTCTTGAATTTCTTGTTCAATTTGTTTTTCGTTTGACATGCCTTTTTCCTTTTCTATTTAAATTAACTTCTTAGTTGCGAGCCCAATGTTCCAAACTTTCCGCCTTGAGTGGCTTTTTTGGCTTCATCGGCTTTGGTTTCTTTTTTGCCTTTCTCAGCGACTTTGCCATGAAAATATGGAAGGGCCGCTTTTGCTGCATCCATTCGCATTTTCATATCCTCAACCGGATCAGTCCAAATCTCTTCTAAAAATTTGAGCGGGTCGGCGCGACTACCAGCAGTTTCAATGTCTTTTTTAGTGATGATTGGTCGTGATTCTGGCTTGGAATCAACTTTAACTTCGGTGTTAATCTTAAGCCTTTCAATGTGTGCAATCACATCAGGGTCTTTGGCTAATCTCGATCCAGCTTGCGATGCTGATTCAGGACTGTACCCCGCGAATATAGCGGCTTGCTTGTTATCTGCACCATCATGTTTAGATTGGGCAAATGCCTTCTTTTTTGCTGTTAAAGCCATGTGCCCTCCTTTAACATATTTATGAAATGGGAAATTTTTTTATAAATGAGATCGTGGGCGGTGTCCGCTGGCTTGGACTTTTGAACTTTTTACCTCCCCCGCCCAATCTAGCATCAACTCTCTTGAGAGTCATCGCTCTCCTTAGGGATACGAGGTTCTAACTTTTTAGCTTCAGTTTTAATTTCAAGCGCTTTCCTTGCATAATAGGATATTCCTTTTGCTTCTATGTTAGCTCCGCTCTGCATTGTCGCCACCACCAATTCCAAAGTCATTTGCTCTAATGTTTTTTCTACGCTCATCTTTGACTCTCCTTTATTGTTTTCTTCTTATGACATGGTGAGCATAAAGATTGCAAGTTAAATTCATCATCCGTACCACCTTGAGCCACATTAACGATATGGTCTAACTCAAGCTCCATGGTCACACGACCACATGAACAACAGGTCCACCCATCACGTGTATGAATCTTTTGCTTGAGCCTGCGCCATGGTCTGCCACCACGGCCTTGACCCCAATTGTTCTTAGGTGGTCTCGGTGTCTTCAGTGTCATCGCCTGTAGTTTGCTTTGGAGTCTTGGTAGCTTTGCCATGGCCAATCTTCCCAAATAGTTCTAATACCTGCTCATTAGTAATATGTGTACGAACAGTCACGTCAACCGTCCACATATCACCTTGGTTACCATTAAGAGATAGGTCCACCACACCACCAAGATACATATCATTGCTCAAGCGAACCCGAGTACCTTGTGCGCTGTGCTTATTGTTGTCTGGCACCTCAATGCCTGTGACGATTAAGCGCTTTTCCATGTATTCCTTATTGCTCATGTTTAATCATCCAAATACTGTGACTTCTTAGGCTCATCATCATCACCACCTTCCAACTGAATCAGTAGCTCATTAATCTGAGCGTTCTGTTCATTGTTGATCTGGATGAGTTGGTTGTTTTGCTGAATCAGCTGGTTGTTTTGCTGAATCAGCTGGTTGTTCTGTTCGAGTAGCTTTAGGAGTAAGTCGTTCAATACACAACCGCATTCTTTCTTTTGATCGCTCATATTGTTCTTTCATCCATTTACGTCGTGCTTCACAGCCTTGGCATGTCATTGCTTTATCTCCCAGGCATACATCAAATCATCAGGCGTATTCAACCAACACCCATGTTTATTACAGAACGCATGTATGTCATTCAGATACTCAGTGAACTGCTCAACACTTGCGTCAGTCGTTGTGATTAATTCATTCAAACCATCCGCCACTTGCTGATACATTGGGTGCTTTTGATCTTTCAAAACCTTTACTGCTGCAAATGTATTTCTGTATTGACCAACATCATCACGGTGATAAATACGAGCTAAAAATTGCTTCTTGAAAAACAAATGCTCTGTATCTTTATCTGTGCCTTGACGCTTCGCCCATTGATTCATCCACATCCAATAAAGGCGGTTCTGCGCTTTACTTCGATCTTCTTGCTTCTGATCAATCCGAACAACCAACGGCTTACCATCACTTAATGCATTCGCATGATGCTTGTGCATATAAGCAATCGCTCGACCAACTTCTTCAAATGACTTGATAACAAAGCATGCAGGTTCGAGTTTAAAAGTATTCTTCATCCCTTTTACCCATCATCAGCTCAGTCTTAACCAGCCACTTCTCAAACATGGCTTCACTCTCTGTCCGATTGCCCAATTCAAAACGATCGAATGCAGCATGACAGATTGCACATAAGGGAATTACAAATAGATCGGATGCTTTAATCCCTCTGCCCTTACCGTGCTTGGCTGAATTACTGTGAGCCGCTTGTGAGTTTGGATTACCGCATCGAATACATGGCAGCTTTCTGATTGCTGCTAATCGCTTTGCATCACGCATACAATGCTTCACGTAAATTCTTAATTCGCTCTTTCAGCTTAATCATGATGCCGTCAATGGTGCGCATCTCATTCAGCGTCAATCCCGATCTACTAAGATTCTGATACTTAGACAGCTCAGCACTGCAAAATTCTAAGTCTTTTTTCGCTTGTACTTTGTCTGTCATGACTAGTCATCCTTGAATGTAAATGCCATATAAATCGCAAATGAAAAAATATCCGCAATACAGAATCCGATTAAAAATACCTTTGCTGAATTTATGCTTTCATTGGATACAGCAGTAGCAATGCAGAATGTTTGAAAAACAATAACTCCAAAAACTACCATAGCCTGTTGCATAAATACCAACCTTCCGGAATTTCCGGATAGTTCAAATAAGAAAAGAAAAACCCCGCCAATAATGCATATTGAGCGGGGTTTTATGTGCCGTAATCCGTTCGGCTAAAGTCACCGAAGTGACAAGGGTTCATTTAACTTCTTTCAAACAATCCCGACACACTTTGATTTCTTCACCATCAATCGTGTGATCAATCTCAGTTGCACCATGCAGGCCGAATAAACATAATAAAAATCGGAGCACTTTGTTCTCCTGAATCTGGGTGGCGGCATTAAAATTTAAACCACTACGATTAAAGTTAAACCGCCATAAAAAAAGCCCTACATCTCTGTAAGGCTTTTCCCCTTGGTCATTTGCGCCGATACAAGGAATCGTTGTTTTTTATTTACAACAAAATAATTAAATCATTAATCGTATAAAAAATGAAGCAAAAAAAACCTGCAACTTGGGGAAGATGCAGGTATAAACTGATATTAACTATCATGGAGAACTTAATACCACTAATATACTTGGTTTATATTGAGATCTCATTCACATTTTATTCCAAATTATTTAGGAATAAAAAAAAGCCCACCATTTGGCGAGCTTTCCTTGATGTTTAAACCTATTCTTTTGAACACTTCACTTCAAGCTGCTATTCGTCTTGGGTAACCTTAATTTTAATATTTTTATATTTTCGTTTGTTTGGATCCATTGCCGATCCTGCTACTTCCTCAAAAAAGCTACGATCATTCATTAGCTCGCCATACGCTTTATAACCCAACAAAATCTTTTCAGGTTTTTTGCCGTTAACTACTAATTCACTAAGAGT